AAATCATGTCCTATTAAAAAGGCATGTGCAGAGGCTGGTAAGGGAGACTTTAAACTAAAGTCCTTGGAGCCACTAGATGAAACATTGTCAATGGTGTGACAAACAATTTAAAACAGATATAACCTATCAAATATATTGTTCACCTGAATGTAGGGATATGTCTACTAAAGAAAAAATTGCTGCAAGGTATATAGTTTCTAGAAGACAAAAAAGAAAAGGTAAGGATAGAACTTGTAAATCATGTAAAGAGTCTTTGTCAATATATAATGACGAAAACCTTTGTGTAAAATGCAATGTTAATCCTTCTGACGTAGCAAAAGCACTAAAAGAAATAAAGGATAATTTAAAATGAAAATAGCAGAGGCAATAGGAACTAAACTTCCAAAAACTATTTGTGCTATTGATGCCAGCACTAATAGTCTTGCCTTTGCTATTTTTGATACTCAAGAAAAAACATTAAAGTCGGTAGGTAAGATTAATTTTAAAGGCAGGGACACCTACGAAAAAGTTATGGATGCTGGGCAAAAGGTAAAGGCCTTCCTTGATATATATGAAGGATTTGAGGCTATCGTTATTGAGCACACAGTATTCATGAATAGTCCTAAGACTGCTGCTGATCTTGCTCTTGTGCAAGGTGCTATTCTTGGAGCAGCAGGACAGTCTGGTACTAAGGTTATAGGAAAGGTAGCACCAATTACTTGGCAGAACTTTATTGGAAACAAGAAGATATCTAAAGATGAAAAACTATTTATTAAGTCACAAAATCCAGGGAAGTCAGAGTCATGGCTCAAGTCTTACGAAAGAGAATTGCGAAAGCAAAGAACAATTAACTTTATTAATATGCAATACGATAGAACAATTACAGATAACGATGTAGCAGATGCCTGTGGTATTGGCCATTGGGCAATTAAAAATTGGAATAAAGCAGTGGGAGGGACTGAATAATGCCAGAGTTAAATGCAAACATACCACCAATAGAATGTTATGTTCGTGGAAATTTTTTAAGAGATCAAGAAGATGGTCATGACGAATACTTCCCATGTGTTATATTTGGAGTGTCAAGTATTAAAGGAAGAAGCCCGTTATTTCATTTCTTAATGGAAGACGGGGGACTGTGGTGGAGAATGCCAATCAATGCTTTTTGTACAAAGCCAGGAGTTCCAGAAGAGCCTATCTATAATCTTGTACTGTGGAATTCATTTTCTCCACACGTGGCTGTAACTAAATTTCAAAACTTAGTTAATATGAGAATGTCTTATCTCAATAGAGAAAAAGAAAATGTTCCTGGCAAGTATCTGTTTACACTTGACTGGCACAATCCAGAATCAAATATTTTAGATGATGGGTATTCTGAAAACCCAGGCCAGCATAAGTGCGGTCACGTAATTCAAAGAGATGATGGCAATTTTGCCATACAGCCTAATAACAGAGTTAAATTATATGAGCCTTCATTTGTAACAAAGAAAAGCCTATTGCTTCACAGGCTTGTCAATACAAACAAATGGGATGTTGAAAGTTATGACAAGTGGGTCTTAGAGGATTCAAATGCTTATAACTATGACATTTTTGAGAAAGGGGTTGACAATTAATACCGTGGGTGCTAAACTATATACAAGCGAAGTCTATATGCGTAAGAGATATCTTGTGGATAAAAAGACTCCAGAAGAAATTGCTAAGGAGTGTGGGGCTAGTGTTGAGACCATCTATGTCTACCTTGCAAAATTTAAATTAAGGAAATCAAGACGATGAAAAAAATTAAGTATATGCTTTTTATATTATCATTAGTGGCAGCAGTTGGTATTTCCTATGCCACTGCAACACTGCGTAATATGCCAGAGTCGTTTGATTGGGAGGAAGATGATGAGTGAAAACCTAAACATAACGGTTGACCAGGTTAACCACCCAACACACTACACAACAGATCCTTCTGGAGTAGAATGTATTCAGATTACACGCCATCGCAACTTTAATATTGGAAATGCTTTTAAGTATCTGTGGAGAGCAGGGATCAAGGATGAATCAAAAACTATTCAGGATCTTGAGAAAGCAATCTTTTATATTAAAGATGAGATCAATAGATTAGAAGGTAAGTATGTCAACTGAAGATGATTTAGTTAAGCACCTTGACCAAGTTAATCAGGTAGTAGAAGAATACCTAAAGGGTAACGATCCAACGGTAATTTCAAAGCAACTTGATATACCAAGACAAAGAGTGGTTACACTTATTAATGAGTGGAAAGTCATGGCATCTGCTAATGATGCTATCCGTGCTCGTGCTAAAGAAGCATTGGCAGCAGCGGACACACACTACAGCAAGTTGGTGTCTCGTACATACGAAGTTATTGATGAAGCATCTATGACTAACAATCTTAGCGCAAAGACTGCAGCCATTAAACTTGTAATGGATATTGAGTCCAAGCGTATTGATATGCTACAAAAGGCTGGCCTTCTTGAAAACAAAGAACTTGCAGAAGAGATGATGGAAATTGAAAAGCGTCAAGAGGTTCTTGTTCTTATTCTAAAAGACATTGCTTCAGAGTATCCGCAAGTTCGTGATGAGATTATGCGTAGACTATCTTCGTTTGCAAAAAACAATGAGGTGATTACAGTTGTCCACGATGTTCAATGAGTTCTTGGAAGCATTACAGGATGATCATTTTAATGAGACCCCAGTAGACGCAAGAACATTTGTTGAAGGTGAAGAATACCTTGGACAGCCACCACTGTCTGACATTCAGTATGACATCGTAGAGGCCATGAGCCAGATCTATCGCAAAGAAGATCTCATTAACATTATGGGAGAAGAAGAAGGGTCAAGGTACTACGACAAGTACACAAAGAACGAAATCATTCTGCAACTTGGCAAGGGATCTGGAAAAGACTTTACATCAACCGTAGCATGCTCATACATCGTATATAAACTTCTATGCCTTAAAGACCCAGCAAAGTATTTTGGTAAGCCCTCTGGAGATGCTATCGACCTAATCAATGTGGCTATTAACGCTCAACAAGCAAAGAATGTTTTTTTTAAAGGTTTTAAATCAAAGATTGAAAGATCTCCTTGGTTTGTAGGAAAGTATTATGCTAAGGCAGATTCAGTTGAGTTTGATAAATCAATTACTGTTTACTCTGGTCACTCAGAGCGTGAGTCACATGAGGGTTTAAACTTGTTGCTTGCAGTTCTTGATGAAATTTCTGGTTTTGCATCTGAGGTTGGAACAGGTAACGAACAGGGAAAGACCGCTGATAACATCTATAAGGCTTTCCGTGGATCTGTAGACTCTCGTTTTCCTGACCTTGGCAAAGTTGTTCTTCTTTCATTCCCCCGCTATCCAGGAGACTTTATTTCAGAAAAATACGAAGATGTTATTGCTGAAAAAGAAATTATAGAACGAACACATAAGTTTACTATTAATCCATTGCTTCCAGAAGATAGCGCAGACAACTCATTTGAAATTTCCTGGGATGAAGATCAAATCATCTCATATAAATATCCAGGAGTATTTGCACTAAAAAGACCTACATGGGAGGTAAACCCTACTCGGAAGATTGATGATTTTATGATTGCATTTTTAACAGATCTTGGAGATGCAATGATGCGCTTTGCTTGTGTACCAACATTTGCATCAGATGCATTTTTTAAGCAGGCAGAAAAAGTAAGAGCCTGTATGACATTAAGAAACCCAGTAGATACATTTAAAAGGTTTGATGAAGCGTTCAAACCAGATCCAACTAAAAAATATTATGTGCATGCTGACCTTGCACAAAAGCATGACAAGTGTGCAGTTGCAATTGCTCACGTAGAAAAATGGGTAAATATTCAGGTAATTAATAACTACGAACAGGTAGCACCTATAGTCGTAGTAGATGCAGTAGCATGGTGGGAACCAAAGGTTGAAGGTCCTGTTAATCTATCTGAAGTTAAGCAGTGGATTCAGAATCTTAGAAGACTTGGGTTTGATATTGGAATGGTTTCATTTGACCGTTGGCAATCATTTGATATTCAGAATGAGTTAAAGCAGGTTGGAATGAGAACTGATACTGTTTCTGTTGCTAAGAAGCACTATGAAGATATGGCTATGCTTGTGTACGAGGAAAGACTTGCCATGCCAGCAATTGATTTATTATTTGATGAACTAACACAGTTAAAGATTATGAAAAATGATAGAGTTGACCACCCACGTAAAAAGTCAAAGGACTTGGCTGATGCTGTGTGTGGTGCTATTTTTGGGGCTATATCTCATACCCCTAAAAATATAGACACTGAGGTAGAGGTTCATACTTTTAGAGACAGATCTAAGCGAGTTGACGAACTACCTGAGAACGTGATACAATATAAACCTAGCCAAATAGAGGATATAGAAGACTATTTGGACAGACTAAAAACACTATAAACAAGGAGAATATCGAATGAATTCATTCAAGAAAATCGCCCTAGCCATGGTTGCAGCCATGACACTGGGCACAATGGTAGCAACACCTGCAAGTGCTAACACCATGTCAGTTGTAGCATCCACATGGAATGCCGCAAAAACAGGTG